AAGCGGTCTGGTAGTATCCCTGCATTTCTTCACGTCTCTTGCGTAGCGCATTTTCATCTGGTATACTATTATTAAGAAGACTGTCAAGGTCGGTTATTCTGCTAGCGGAATCGCTGCTAGGAGAAGGTATCCACTTGGCAGTCTTTTCTTTATTTACATATGATACTCTACCTTTTTTTAGATTGTGTTCTATAAACCAGTTATAATCTGTACCACTTTCTCCACCTTTACCATAAGCACTCGCAATCGCATTAACTTTATACCAACTACGTTCTACGTCAAGTTCTAAAGGAACAATAATAGTAGATCCCTGCTTATCCTTTAAATCAAGCACTACAATCTTACGACCGGCATAAGAATCCAATATCATCATTGGATCGGCCATTGCACGAGGAATTTGTTTCAACAGTTCTGGTGTCATCCCGTCAGAATGTCCATCAAATATATGTTTTATTTTGCTGCCATCAATAGTTACAGGCAAAATTTTACCGCCTGCAAGTCCCAATGCAAGCGGTGTCGTCATAACATTATAGGTTTTGGTATCGTTTATTTTTCCTGCAGTATACTCATCTACAATGCCGGCAAAATTATTTTCATCCTCAAGCAATTTTTCGTTAGCACTTTTAGTTTGCATATACCGACCGCCAGGAGTGCTGACTACACGCTTGAAGCTTACAGGGTGATCTCTGAAATATTGCATAGGATCATCAGGATTAGCGATCATTGCACGACTTGTTAAAATAGCCAGGACATCACCAGTTTCTTTTTGATTTAGTCCCGCTTCAGTCAATTCATTTCTAAAAGTATCAACTGTAGTTCTAAATTCTTCGTCGTTCTCCAACGCTTTTTTATAAGCGCTTTGGAGAGCTTTTTTATTTCTTGCACGTTCTTCTGTATATCCGCCCTGCTCAAATGCTACGCTATTACTTACAGCCTGAAAAAAGCCAGGATTTTGAGCCTCTGCTGCGCAATACGTACCCATTGGCATTTCAATATCCTCACCGCGAACGGCAGCTGCCTGCAATTCAGAAGCCTCTATCCCGAAAGTATCTTTTACATCCAGATTAGGATTTTCCTGCACGTATGTAAAAAGGGTTTCAGCATCTATATAAGCCTTTTCTTCTGTGGTTTGATTCAACACTAATTTACTGGCAGTAATATCTACATCCTTACTGTTTTTCATTGCTTCTGCAGTACGCACTGCCTGTTCCTGAATCGCACGGTTAGCATTACGATCTACAGCAACACTAACAGAGCCACCAAGCCCACCGAATACTGCTCCTATAGCACCAGAATAAGCGCCTCTTTTAGTAATCTCACCAAACTCCTGATAAAATTTAAGTATTTGTTCCTGAGTAGAAAGATTCTCATTTTTAGCCCATATTTCAGCAGCCGCATCCGGGTATTCTTGAATCCATTCAGTAATACCTTCTGTCAATGCAGTTTTAAAAACCTCTTTAGCCTTCCCACCCATATTTGCTATTTTAGCGGCTCTTGCTCCTGCTCCCATAACTTTGCCCAAACCAACTTTTTCAAGAGCAGACTGCGCAACAGCATTTAACGATGCCGCAGCTCTGGCTCTGTCATTAGATACACCAGCTTCAGTAAGGTCTAAATATTGACCGCCTGCAATCTGGCTACCCATAAAAGCCGCCGCACTCCAACCGCCAGTGCTAATTGCTACGCCGACCTGTGCCGCTAATTGTGGTGCATTCTGCAGTAAATCGTAATAAAACTGCCCTGCTGCAGTCTCTGCCTTTACTTCTTCTGGCTGAAATATCTCACTGCCACCAATGCGTTTAGCTTCTGTGCCAATAGTTTTTAATTTTTCACCGCCAACAGCATACAAAAGCCGCCCTATCGTATCTGCACTAAACACTTTAGATTCCGTGGTCAGCTCAACATCTTTTTTGTCTGTTCCTAAATCAGCCAAGAGCGCAACTGCACCATAACCACTACGAGCAACATTCTTAAAGCCATTTTTCAGTGCTGTAATGCTTTTCCAGTTATTCTCTTGTTCGCCCCAAAATTCTGCAGCTTTAGTGCCGGCAATGCTCATAAGCACCGGGTCTTTTAACGCCTCTGCTGTTCTTGGTGCTATCTTCTCATATTTATTCCAGTCATAATCAAAGTTTTTAGGTAAATAATAATCGGGATTACGAGCGGCCATTTGAAGCGATATATTATTTGCATTAGCCCCTTGTAACGCTTTAGTCTTTAAGTCGTCTGGTATAAACTTTCCTGCTGCTGCTACATCATACAATATAGACCTTGCCATATTATCACTCCTCGTTAATTTCTCCTCTTAATGCTGCTAAGTGACGCTGTTTTATAGCTTCCAGAGTATCACTAAAACTCATTGCCGCTAAACCAGTACGCTCACTTGCTCCCCAATCGCTAAACCATGGAGTGCTTTCATTTTGCTGTACTACTGTTTCACTCTGCTGCGGAATATCCAGCAAATGTGGAGCAGCATCTACACCATCACGAACTGCCATAGCCGCAATTTGTTTATTGAGCTCTTGAATATCCATTGGACTATTATAAACAGTCGCATATTGAAGCGCCGAAATCTGGTATTTATCGTTCGGATTTATGGATTCAAAGATTGTTTTTGCCTGCCCCAAATCAATATTATTTCCGTTCTGAATCTGATATGCATCTATATAAGGATAAAGCTTAGGAGATAGACTGCTCTTTAAGGAACCCCATTCACGTTGTTTGCTATTAAAATTTTTGAAAATGGCTTTATTCTGCAAAATCCCTGGTCTATCCTTCGTACCATACAATACATCATAGCCTTCCGTGTATCTTGCATCAGGGTCAGTTACAATTTCTAATTTATTATCCAAGAAAATTTGAGCTTCTCCTCTTTCCACCGGATCAGAAAACGCTTCATTGATTATAGTAGCTAACTGTTTATCGATATCCTTATTTCTCGGATCTTGATTTCTAGCAAAAGCAAGCAATCTGCTTCTATCAGCTTCGCCTAAGACTGTTGCGTTTTGATTGATTAAAGATACGGCTTCTGCTGGCGTTACAGTACTATTTGTAATAGCATCTTTGATTTCTTTATAAATGCTGCTATTAGATACAGCGGCAGCAGCTTTGCCTTGTATTCCAATCAAATCATCACCGAACTTTAAAAGGTTCATTTCAATATCTGCATCGCCTCCAGAAACACTGTATACAAGACTTTGAAATTCCTTTGGATCAATAACGCCAGTCTTAAATTTGTTCCACATTTCTTGTTGTACGCTATCAATAATTCTTTTCTTATGGTTATTTTTTATTGCATTGTTATTATGAGCTTGAGTAACATAGGCATTCCATGCTTTTTCTTTATCTTCTATGGATACATTTCTTCCTCTAGGTCTTGCGAACCCAGAAATATTTGCATAATCAAGCGGAATTTCTGCAACTCCATGATCTCCACTTTGTATTACCATTCCAGTCTTTGCATCATATATCCCAACATGATCAACATCATTTGGGTCTTCTCCGTAATGCCAATAAACAATATCACCACTTCGTAATTGAGACTTGTCGGTAAAAATCAATCCTGCGCCTTTCATATCTTCAAATTGTGTAGGAGCCCAAGCATTTCCTTCCTTGCCTCCACCTGCAGCAATCCAATTATTACTTCTTATCGTACATGTGTTAGTACCATAATTATTCCCAATATCTTCTCTTGCACTCCGCACAGCGGCTTCACCATCATATCCAAAGTTATCACCATAAATATACTTCCTGGCAGACTCATAATCATCTCCAAAACGTTCGTATATATTTAAGCCTGTATAATATTCGTACTCTCTTTCTTTTCTGGCATGCGCAATTCTAGAATAAGAAAGTCTTGTTTCCGCAGGCATAAAGGCACCCCATTTTTCAATAATCGCGCCAGCTCTGTCAATATCATCATTCGCTAAAGCAGTTCCAACAAGTGCGGCCATTTTAGGTGATAATAATCTTTTTGCTTCACTTTTTATAAATTCAGGATCTTGCCCCGCATATCTATCCATTAAAATAGTTATACTTTTATCAAATTCTGATTTTATTAACTCATCATTATCATAATTTTGCATTGCAAAATTAAAATTTTCATCAATATTATTTGATAATGCCAAGTCTTTGTTAGCCTCAACCTGTTTATATTCATGTTGGCCAACTAACATAAATCTTTTCTGTGCATCGTTATTAGCCCAATTATTAAAAACACTAGAAGTCTTATTCAAACTGAATTTATATTTCTCCATTATCTCCTGTCTTATTTTTTGTTCTTCATTCTGAAATTTCCCCGCTATCCCCTCTGCATTAGAATATTGAGCATGCATTAAACCATCTTTCGGGTTATATAATAAATTAGAAATACGTTTATCATATTCAGCATCAGCTTCTACAACTTTAGATTGCTCAACACTTTCGATAAATTTATTATAAGCTTCATTTGCAGCCCCCAATCCTCTACCAATAGCCTCATACCCAGCGCCATTACCGCCGTAGCTGTTTAAATCGCCTGGTCTTTGTACTTGCCCCTGTATTGTATTTGGATTTACTTGCTCTGCATATTGACTGAATTTCATTCTGTTTGTACCTCCTTTGGGGTATAGAAAAAGCGCTTTAACAAATTGTTAAGCGCTTAAAGGTGTGTTATAATGTTGTCCGAGATAGTTTGATAGTCGGATTCTCTCCCTGTCAAGGGAGGTGATAGCATGACTGTATACGAAGCCTTATCTTTGATGGTAACCTTTGGTACACTCGTTGCTATCATTTTGTCTAATCGCAAGTAATTTTACTTACATAAGACAAAAGACCAACTAATGGTGTAGTCGGCCTTTTCTTCAAGTCTATACTTTTCAGGAGAGAGCTGACATGCCAATATCAAGCTATCTCTTTTCATTTATTATATAATACATTCCGTACTAATGCAAGCACAGTCTGACTCAATCCCGATACAGTCCGAATTAATACCGATACAGTCTGTAAAATAGCAAGAAAATAAGCCCTGCACAAGGGTTAGCTGGCGGGCTCGTTTTCAAGTACTATTTGTTACAAGATGAGCCGACGCTACTACCCGTCAAGCTATCTCTTTTCGTTTATTATATAATACATTTCATATCAATGCAAGTTAAAATAAACTACCATAGTATAGCCCATATTTTTTGGGATTATAATTTCCAAAGGTCAGATTACCGCTGTTACCCCAACCATAACCATTACCACCTCTGCCATAAGATTGGGCTGCTCCGCCAGTTTTCCCGCTCCCGCCAAAATTGTTATATACGCTGAAAATGTTCGCAGCCGTTCCAAGAATAGTACCCATATTCTGTTGCTTAGCCTGCTGTTTAACATTGTAAGCAGAAGCTCTTGCCGCATTAGCCTGATTTTTATAATTCACTACACCAAGATAGTTGCTCCACTGGTCGTTACGCTGATTACCTAAAAGCTGATTACTGTCTTTTCTATATGCTCTAAAGCTCGAATCACTAAGGTCAAGAGCTGTACCCATATCCCCGCTGATACCGGCAGCACCAAATGCGGCCGCCTGCTGACCTGCCGCAATACGGCGTCTATCATTGAGCTTTTGTTGTTCATAAGCATATTGCTCTGCTATCTGTTCACCACGCTTTGCCTGAATATCAGCATTTTGTTCTGCAGCCTGTGCCTGCGCATCATAATACGCCTGCTGTGCCTTAGCCTGCTGATTTGTAGACGAGATGGCAGATACACCCTGTAATGCTGTAAGCCCTATACCTAATGTCATTGGATCTATACACATTATATACTCCCCTCCTCAATTACGAACGGAAGAAACTCTTTTCCGTTCTTTTTTATTTTTATCGGTGCCAGGAACATTGCCCCAAGTCTAGCAAGCCACCGTATCGAAGCAGAATTGCCACTATAAACATAATTATAAAGCCGTCCATATTCTTGCACCCATTTCTTGATTAGAAGCCTTGCAGCGCAAATAAGTAGCTCTTTTTTGAAACAGCTTATCCTTTTTGTCCCCAACATCCAAATTTCTTTGCCCGGAACACTGGAAACAGCAGCTAACCCTACAATACAAAGAATATTATCTTTCATATCCCTGTAAATATAACAATGTTCTGCATTTTCAATACTACCGGCAATCAGCATTACTGCATCTTCATCGTATGCTTCTAATTCCTGCCTGTCGCTGTCCCGCAAATCTTTCAGCAACGCTGCAGCAATCTCTATTGCATTATCGACATCCGCTACTTCAACCTTGTATTTTTTAGCCACCAAATGTCACCTGCCTTGTTACGCTTAATAAATTAAATGGGTACGGCTCACTGCTTGTAATGCACAGCCTTCCGTCTCGATCAAACCCTCCTGTCGGCGGAGTAGCCTTTTTATCTCCACTATACAATTTCATATTTTCAGTCATACTAAATTCATCATAGGCGATAGCATCCTGATTCCCAAATTCGGTGCCAACTTCACCGCCAAGAGTATTCTCAACTCGTAAAATCGCTTCTGAGACCTGTTTAAATCTTCCCTGCATAGTTCCGTCCTGTAACTGGATTTCAATGTTTGGAAGCTCGATATTCATAGTATATGGTAATCCTGCAACTGCACGTTTAATTTGTATCGGCAATTTAACAGTGCCATCATCCTGCACCGTATAATTTCTCAATACACGTCCATCTCCCAACACAGAAATTGTATTACCGGCAAGATGCCCCAGTCCTGTTAAAGTATCTGTTGCTTCCTCCATATCGTATTTTTTAGCACAGTCCAGCATTACATAATCATTCGGATTGTCACCATCATAATTATTATCAAAGCGTTCAATATAGCGAACCGTCTCTCCATTTACCACACGTTTTACAACAGCGTAGATACTATCTTCGTCCCCTTCTGGAATATTCACGACAGCTTCAAATTCGCCGTCAGTAATGATCCTGGACCATGCGTATACTTCCTGCTCTCTTATATAAGACAGGCAAGCGATCGTGCCATCACTACGCACGAAATAAATTATACTGTCCGGCTCCTGCTTATAAGCTGAATCGGTAATAGAAAGCCCCTTTATAATTTGCCCTGCCAGTATTGTTAATTCCATGCCACCATAACTGTCTGTTTCAAAGCTGTAGCCCATATCACGAACTGTCGAACCACGTCCCTGTACAAATACAATCCTATTGCCGATTGTAAGTGGCTCGCAATTACTGCAGCCTCTCGTAGTTTGCATTTTGGGTGTGATATTTGTTGGTGTTACAACCTCGCTTCCAGAAACGATCCATTCGTTCCCTTGTGTTAAGACAAGAAGGTCAACAGATGGGATCAAATGTAAAATATCAAACTGTTTTCTACTGATAAATGATGCAGCAATAGCACTGTCGTCCGTTATCGTCCCACTAACCTTCTCCACGCCAAAATTAGGATAATCCCCGCTTTTTGACATCCAAACCATATAAGGCCTTTTGTTATTTCCACCAAAACAAAGTCTGTCTTGAAAAAAGCATACTGTTTTTGGATAGCCGAAATTGCTGTCCCATGCTCCGAAAGCATAAGTAGTTGTACTTTCGGTAGACCCAAACGGCTCATTTACCATTGCCTTAATATTATATTCATCGATATAGCTAATTATTTTTGCTGTACCATCTTTAGTATAAGGAAGAGCGGTTAGTGTTACAGTCAAATCACCGCTCGTTATAGACGCCTCTATTCTCAAATAGGTAGTGTCTGTTACTGTCCCGCTTTCAGTAGGATTAAAATTGTTTGTGCTTGAATATTTACGGTATTCTTTCCATGTAGTACCATCTTCACTTTTTTGTATTTGGAAACTTCCGGTCCAGGAACCGCCAGAAATAACTTTCCAACTTTCTCCCACTACAACAGCGCCAGTAGTTCCAGTAGCATTGTCCTTCAAATTCAATTCTACTGAAAAAGATTCTACCTCGTGCGTCAGCCTGATGTTACCATCAATCAGCCCTTCGTTGAAAATCGGTCTATTGCTTGTAATGGTTACAGTACCTGTTGTGCTGGACGGCGTAACCTTTGGATTATCCTGAAACGCTATAGTAACCCAGCCGTTAGAGCCATCTGTTCCGGAAAGGTTATTTTCATCATAAGCAACACCTTTCTTCCCACCAATGCCACCATTACCATAGTTGGTTCCGTCGCTTCCGTTCTTTGCACCATGTTCTTCCGAATACGCTGCAGTAGCCCCACCACCACCTTGAGCTACCCAACCAAAAGCGCTGCTGCTTCCACCGTTGCCACCAGCATTACCGTAACCAGCTCCATAATGCACAGCACCACCTTTGCCACCAGCTCCCACAGTTACAGGGAAACTATCACCTTCGGTCAAATCCATCTCAAAACTGTAAAAACCACCACGACCACCTGTGCCACCTGAACTTTGCTTATCACTTGCTTTTCTGGCTACACCACTGCCGCCACCACCGCCACCAGCTACTTCTATTGTATAACGGCCATCTTTCGGGACTGTATACGTATAATTGCCAGGCGCCGTGTAAACAGTACTCTCAACCAAATCCATAGTTACCTCATCTTCAAAATAAGCATGAGTAATTTCAAAATCGCCAAACTTCCAATCATCTTCGCTATATCTAGCCAGTTGTTTTACCGGATAATTCCCGCTTGTGATATATATAACATCTGCTGACTGAGCAAATCTCAATTTTTCCAAATCAGCTTCTGTAAAAGGCGTTACTATTTCTATCCCTAAATACTTCCCATTTCTGTGGATCCGAATATACTGATCGCCTATTTCAAGCAGATAATTAATATCATCAGTAAAATTAAATCCAGCCAGAATACACCTTTTATCAGCATATTTGGTAGCAATGCAGTAAACCGTACCACTACGACGATACGCAGGACCATAAGGACGAATATAACAATTTTCAGCAGTCAAAAGAGCATATTGATATTTATCCAAATCGACACGATTAGCAACAGCATTAGATATCTCACCTGCAGTAAATGCAGGCTGCAGTACATAAAAAGGATTCGGTCCGCTTCCTCTAGCCATAATATCACATCCTCGCAGCGAAATAATTGTCAGGGTAATCCAGCTTATCCTGACGTTCAGCTGCTGTGGTATATTTTGCTCTGCTTAATGCAGCCTGTGCCAGCTGATACTGTGTTTGTTGGATAGTTCCATTACCATTTAACTGCAAGCAAATATTAAAGGCCAGCATTCTTGCCAGCGCCTCTGTAAAATCCGAGCTAAAAAGTTCTGCATTTTCTGCATCATAAGTATACTCTAAATATGCCTGATATACGTTGCAGCCGATAGCCTGCGTATTGTCGTTAACCAAGAACAAATCATACTTGTCCCTCTCTAAACTGCTTACATTTTCTTTTTCATTAAATATGCGCCTTGCACATACACATTTCTCTGGATATGCATACACATACTTCCAATCAGGATTTAAAGCATCCAGTTCTGCAAGTCTGATAATCCTCTTAGCAAATCCCCAACTGTATTCTCGCAATAGTTCTTTTCTGCTATGGTCATAAAACAACTTACACTGCCTTGCAAGTTCGTTATTCTCATCAATAGAAGAAATGCGGCCTTTGGCTAAATAAGCCAAGGCCATATTACAAATATCTGTATTATTCATCACGGAAACACCTCCATGTTATTTTCCTCTTTATTAAAATAGGGACGCCTTTAAGACGTCCCTAAGTGCTTGTACATAGCCGTCACATGACTATATAGGTGTTATTTAATATTTTCTCTAATAAGCCTGATTAAATCTTGTTTGCTGGCATTTACCGGATATTTAATATCAGCATTATAGAGCTTAACTCTCAATTCATTGGCTGACATATCTTCAAGCCTTCTGCCAGGTATAACCGTCTTGCCGTTACTATATAAAATCATTTAAAATCAACATCCACAGCAAGAGCTGCAACAATTTTAGCAGCCGTTGCATTAGTAGGAGTACTGGATTCACTGGCCTTAATGCGCAGATATTTTTTTACTCCCAAAGGCACCTTAGCTCTCACAGGTGCCTTTTCGTCAAGTGTAAAACTTCCCAGTGCTACAGCCTCGCTGAACTCCTCATCATCAGCAGTCTCCAATGTCAAAGCAACGCTGCCGCTTTCAAGCTTCGGCCCTACATAAAGCCACATCGGATTAATGCTGTCACCGCCACCCATAGCGATAACATCACCGAGAACACCATCAACTAATTCTGCAGCAGGTTTCTCAAAGAAAATATTTTCCTTGTCTAATCTCATTATTCTTCACTCCTTATGCTTCAATTTTAGCTTCGTCTTCACGAATGCAGTCAAGTTTACGCACACGCATGCCATCTACATTTAATACTTTAATGCCATTAGCCAGCGTTTCCATCTCAACATGGACATTATTTTTATCGATCAAGCACAACTTGAACAGCGTATACATGCTGCGAGAGCAGTACATCATAACACTGTCAGGGTTTCTCAGTCGGTCATGGACCCGAATAACATTTTCAATAATCTTCTGTTTTTGAGCAGAAGTTGCAGATGCAAACTGTGCTGCATCAATATTACGAATAGCTCCGACAGCTCTGTAATCGCGAATAGTCAGCCCTACATTCCAGGTCCATTTCGTAATCATTGCTTCAAATTCAGTTCCATCATCTGCCATGGTAGTTTGTTGTCCCAGATCTTCTTTTTTCAGACCAGCGCTGCCATTTTTAGGGAACACGCCAGAACAGGTACGCTCACCCCAGTTTACGAAGTAAATAGAGGTATTCTTAGAACCACCGCCAGCATTAAGAGTAGTATAACCCTCAGCTGTCGGATCATCACCATTGCCAAAATAACGATGTCTGATATCGAATCCGTTAAATTCATCCGGAACCTCGCTAAGTCCGCCATAAATAACATCTTTAGCAATACGGTCGCCAAAGCCAGCTACAAATGCTAAATCTTCACTGTAGCGAAAAGCAGCAGGGTCATTCTGCAAACGCAAAAGCTCTACGTCCATCTTATTACGGTTTTCGTATAAAGTAGTCGTATCGTTGATTTGCTTTACCCCACTCTTTTTATAAGGAACACCGGTATTAATACGGCGGATAGAAGGTTCAGGAACTTTTGTACGCTGAGTAGTCACGATGCCAGTAGGAAGATTTCCTTCCATAAAGGTCATTTCTTCTAAAATTGGATTGGATTGAGATAAGACTTCAATGATATCATCTACATTCCCAGATGGATCGAGTCTACCTCTCCAGTCAGCCAAAGTATAAGCTAGTTGATTTAAAACTGCCATTATTCATTCATCCTCTCTTATTTTAATTTAGTAAAATCTGTTTTGTCATAGAATTTTTCAAGACTATTCCTCTGTGCAACAGGAGCACCAACACCTTTGCCAGGATCGCTTTCCAACAGCCTTCCGAGCATAGAAAAAGCGCGGATAACTTCAATTCTGTTACCTGCGCCTGTTTCGTTTAATGCCTGTCTGATACCCGGAACAGCTTTCTCTACATGTTCCACCGCAAGACCGCAAAGATTGATTGTACTATCAAACTCTGTTCCGAGCTCTTTTTTTGCCGTCTCGCCCCAGTTTTGGATTTCTGCATTTCGCTGTTCGATAACAGCGGTCATAGCAGCTTCTGCAATACCCTTCCCCCACTCACCGCCATACTTAACGATAGCGTTCGCCTGCTCGTTGTTAAGTCCCATATCCTTAATAACCTCTACAAACTTATCGCTTTCTTCCTGGCTGAACTCAAAATCCCCCATAGCGGAAACAGTTTCTTTAAAGTCATAAGCGATCTGTTCAGCGTTTTCCTGAGATTGGGTTTCTGCTTTACCCCCAAGAAGGGTATCCTGAGATTGTGTTTCATGCTGTGTGTCCTCTTGCTGCTCAACTGTTTCTGTGCCCTGCGTGTTATCGTTGGCACTTGTGTTGATTTCATCTTCCATTATTCATCGTCTCCTTCCAATTGTTCGGCAACTATTTTCTGTGCCTTGATTTGAGTATTTATATATTCAAGCTCAGCTTTTTGTTTGAGCTTTACTCCAGTGATACCAAGATTTTGAATATCGTTTAGGATCAATAAACCAACTTTTCGCATGCCCTCGTTATAAAAGGTCTGCGAATTACCAGTGAAGTTATCCGCATTAACTTTTGTTTTGTCCAGCAACCGCATTAAAAACCAGCGTCCGCTTTCGCTATTTAAGATGGTCAGCAGCGCATCTTGATCGCGTTTTTGAAGTTCTCTATAGAAAAACTCCTGCAATTTTGCTTGCCTGCTGTTTTGGTCTGTAATCGACTTATACACCACCTGCACCACCTCCCATACCAAGCCAAGCTGCCATTGCCGGATTTCCGTCATTTGCAGCCTCAGTCATGTTTTTTGCAGCCTGCGCTGCCGGTGCTGCTGCCTGCATAAGAGCCATTGCTTCCTGTGCCTGCTGCTGCTCTTGTAACGCCTGCTGCTCCTGCTCAATGAGCTTTTTAACGTCATCATCACTACGTTGCATAGCGGCAGGAGCGCCAAGCATTTCAAAATATTTGGACAAAGTTCCAATAGGATCAACTTTTTTTAGCACCTCTGGCCAAGCCTGCGCCATCTGCAGCGTAGTAGCAAGAGCCTGCTCAATATTAACAAGCCCACTCATTTTCTGTGCCTGTGCCAGCGGAGAAATATACTCAATTTTGATATCCTCATTACTTATGCGGTCCTGAATTTCAGGCGGTATCGGAGGGAAAGCTCCTGCTCTTTCAAGGATGTTATATATCCTTACAATGATTGGCGTTAGAAACTCATCCTGCAGACGTTCCACCACAGGACCAAGTTGTTGTAATTTTTCCTGTGTGCGCTCCATAACCTCACGTGCTGTCATCTGCCCGTTATCTACACTATCCAGCATCAAGAACAAATCTGCACTATAATGCCTTTTGATTGCATCCTCCGTGCGAATGATCTCCTGTGAAGCATGGTCAATATCTAAATTGATCTGGAATAGCGGCTGAACAAACTGCTGTGTCTGATCGTCTACAGCGGTCATTCCTCCAGGGATAAGATTGATACCACCATTGTTCAGCAGCGAAGCCGGGCCTTTCATCGGTGGCTTAACTCCAAGTTCAATGGCTGTCAGCAAGTCTTTTTTCATCATTTGAAGAGACTTACTGTCACCTTCGGCGAACCACCCTGGTCCTTTGGCATACGGCTCAAGACCATTGACGAGATACCTTGCAACTGGTATAGCCCATTCTTCGAATCCACCTACATATAGAAATTCATTATCCTGTGACTTATCAAGCCAATAAACTGACCTATAAGGCATATTCAACCTATCCATATATCCTGGAAGCCGTTTGTCATTTGGTTCTACAAGCCAATTTACAGTATGTTTTTTATCAAGTCCGGTGCCATTGGCTACCTGCTGCTGCAGATGTTGCGGCAAACTTTCACTGCCGAAACAATCTACAATCTGTGATAATGTCATTTCATACTTGCGTGCGAATGTCTGTACTTTTCCAAACCCATCTACACCAAGCGCATAAGTCCCTATAGTCATAGGAACGCATCTAATGCCTGTATTTGGGTCATAAAAAATTGCCATTGGGCATTGTCCAAATGGCAATTCAAGATATACTGAATGTATGCTGTTATAAAAATTACTTTTTGAAAGCACCGCGGCTACAATTTCCTGCCTTATGTCCAGTACTCTTGTAGCTTCAATATCGCCACTCATAGCGCTATTGCTAAAGCCTAATTTGAACCACTGGCGACTAGGCGGAGTTAAACCACTCATTACGCCTGCAGCAAATATTTGTGCAGCCAGCCATGCAACCCCCTGGGCTATTTTCAAATCACGTCTGCGGGCAGGATTAGTTTTGTCAGCCGTATTATCAAATTCACCTATAAACGGCAGCTGATAATCTCTAATCTCTTTCCAACGGATTTCATAATCAAGCCGTTTTTCATAAAGATCTCGCATCTTTCTAACTAATTTTCTTTTTTCTGGCCAGTGGCTTTTTAAAGATGGTCCGTCTGACGGGTGCGTTTCCGCAGGCGCTCGTGCCGCAATTGTTTCAATTTCTTTCTGCTTTACTTTAGCTTTAGCCATTTTCAAACTCCTAACCTAAAGTTTTTCTTCCAGAACTGCTGCCTGCAATAGTATTACGATCAGTAGACACTTGAGTGGAAGCAAACCCGCGCCTTTTATTTTTCTTTGCCGGATCTGTTTCTGTTCCAGTCTCTGTACTGGTCACTGTCGTAGGAGCCGGAGGCGTTTCAACAACCTCAGGCATTCTAATACTGCCACCACCAAATACTTTCTTGAAAATTCCCATTGTTATCGCTCCTTAAAATATCGAATATTCTGTATTACACATCATCTTACGTCCATACCCAGGATCACCCGGTTTTAACCTTGGATAAACAGGCCTTGCAAAAGTCAGAGCAAGACCATCTGCAAGATCGGGGCTTTTACCAATCTTTTCCTTAATTTCTTCTTTAGGCTGTAAGATGATTTTGCCACGTTTACTAAACTTGTACTCTACGATACTAAGTTCGCTTTTTAATTCCGGCATATCAGGTATAGCGCCGCCAGACTTGAGCCATTCAAGCATCTTAAAATACATCTCAGCACGTATATTTTCAAAACGCTGTTCATGCAGTGCGTTGCCCTGAAAGTAGACTTCACTGATATTGTTGTACCCCAACTGCCTAATGCGATCTATAACTCCAGCACCCATGACTCCAGCGTCAATAAAAGTCATATCGGCCTTATATCTGATTATCGCATCAATAACTCTTGCCGCCATATCCATAGTGTCCAGACCTTTGTAAACTAAAGGCTCATCTACCCATAGTCCCTGTCTCTTAAAAATAGTAGATCTGTCATCACCATATCTGGCTATATCAACGCCAAGAATAACTGGAGCTCCCTGCACGTCTTTTTCTTGAAGCAATCTGTGTGCTGCCTCTGTAACTAAATCAATAGGGATGACGACATTACTAGCCGATGCAGTAAAATCACAATAAAGCTCCTGACGTATTTCTATATCCGTCATATCTTCCATCATCGACTTAAGCTCTGCTTCATCCAACACACCGCTTTCATCAGCTCTATAAAGGCAGGTAAACCATTCTTCGCTGCGTTGCGCTCTTTGGTATATCTCATAGAACTGATTCTGCCCTTTAGGTGTTCCGATAAAATAAGCGAAGCCCTTGCGGTCAGCTAACGCCGGCCGTATTACTTCGCCCCATAGTTCAGGCTTTATTTGAGCATATTCGTCAAGCACAACGCCGTCCCAGTAAGTACCGCGCAACGCATCAGGCTTATCCGCGCCTATAATATATATCCTTGCCCCAACAGCATTTTTATGCTTTGACGGCAGTTCTATAAACAGATCGCTTTCATTTACCTTTCTACCGGGAATCGCGCTTGTGTAATACTTCAAATAGTTCCATGCAATCATCTTAGCCTGATTCCTAAACGGCGCTACATATGCGAACTGAGGGCTTATAAGCGTATTTTTGATAGCACTCTTAGTCAGCTCATTTATCATTCCTACAGTCTTACCATAACGTCTGTGGGCTACTATAACGGCGAAACGATATTTATCAAGGGCAGGATGAATTATGTCTTTCCAAAGAGGTCTTGGTTTGTATGGTATAGTTATTACTTTCAACCATCATCACCAGCCCAACGAAAAGTAATTGGTTCACCATCTTTACCACTAACCTCGCGCTTCTCTACAAATGCTGCTATCGATTTACCATATAGCTCAGATGCTTTAAGCCTATTATTCATGCGCTCTTCTTTATCGTCTATAACTTCTAACCAGAACTTTCTTAATTTGCTAAGTTCATCTATGATATTCTTCTGTTCATCTGCAATTTTTTCTTCAGTAACCGTTTGAAGTTCCGTTACCCTGTCAACAATGTGCTGCTTTGTTAACAGTCTTGACGCAGCCTGCCTTGCGCTTTTTGCTGAATACCCTGCATCAATGGCTGCCTGTTCCTGTGTTTTACCACCTACAGCCATAAGCCTACAAAACTTCTCCTGTCTTGGATCTTTTAGCGCAGCCATCTGTTATCACCACCTTTGTAAATAAAAAAGCACCTAACCGAAGTTAAGTGCCTTTATATTAAGTTATATGCTAAATTCTGATATATATTACCGTGTTTTATCGGCTTTTTAAGACTAAATTATTTGTGTAAGTTAAGTGGCTATTATTAAGTTATCGATACCACTGAAGTTTGATTTGCATCTTCTATAAAGCGATCCGCGCTCTCTTCCTTTTCTAATTCTACCCGCTCGGCAACGGCAAAATCACCATCGCCAGGTACTACTATCAGTGCATCTTGAGGCATTGCCTTGAGCTTTTCTATTAGTTCTTTTACTAACATTTAATCACTCTCCAATATTATTTACTACACCACACCACGCTTGCTGCCCATGTTACGCCTATAACAAGATCAACTGGTCGTGTTGTTACATAGCCGTCTATAGCTCTTTCTACAGCCTTCCAATATCCCTCTATCAAGGTTAGGGCTACTAAAAACATTAGCGTTCGCTTTAACATGTTCGTACCTCAATTAAATATGCCGCTGTATCACCCCAACGGCAGGGTTGGCAGTTGCCGGATTACACTACTCTCAAACTTGTAAGCCCACTTACTTACAATACTATTTTATCATGTCAATATGTCGCCAAGTGTCGCCAATTCTTCTGTTTTTCTAGCAATTTCTCTGATTATTCTGTTCCTTGCTTTATATCCGCCTTGCCTTTCGTATCCGTTCCGGTCGCAAGTAGCAATTCGTTTTTCCTTTTTTAGATACCAGTCACTAATAAATTTAGCATCTTTTGGGGAATCCAGTAACTCTATCAATTTATATGCTTTCATTCGCATTTTTTTATATGCTTCAGTTCTTTCAACAATGTAATTTTCCATGTCTGCGATATCAGCAACAACTTGAGCAATCTTATCTTGTGTTCCACCATGTACAGGGCCCATAGATAATGCTGATGTTATTTTTAGCGATTTAGCTTTTAACATTATAAGCTCTTCCTCTGCATCTTCTATCTGACCCTCTATAAATCTTACTCTTCCTAATATTGCTTTTACTTCATCTATAGTCATTACTACCTCCGACCAAAACAAAATACTAAAAACCCACACATAATAGCAAAATAAATTATCATCGCTAAATTATCGCCTATTTCAATCATCAAATACACCGTCCTCAATTCCAAAAGGATATTCATCATCTACAAGAACACAGCCATTCTCAAAGCATATAGCGACTAACTGCTTATCTTCCGTTCCATTTTCTTTGGCGTATTCATAAAGTTCTTTAATCGTCATCAAATACACCGTCCTCATCATTCAAAATTATTAATATAGCTTCTGCCTGCTTTTTAGTTAGTTCTGCAGAGACAACTATTTCTTGGCTATACGATTCCTGGATGTTGTAATAACAGATTGATCTATCAAGACGATAAATCGGTATTATTTCATACATTATGCTTCATTTGCTTTCTAATAACCGGATAAAACCAACGGGCTTAATTTGCCAAGCACTAGGCAAATTAGCCTTAATTGCACATATATGATTAGCCAATTCATATGCTCCCATATCACTATTGCCATGCTTTACCATAGAAAACGGACATTTCTCGCAATCTCTATTTTTTAGGCATTCGTCTTGAATGGTCTGTAAGGCTTCTGATAATTTTTTGTAATCTGTCATTCTTTATTCACCTTCCTTTCAAACGTCCATAGGGTCACAAATTTCACAAGGCGGCTCTTTGTCGCCATAGCACCAACGACAATATGTACAGCAATACTTGCTATCCCAATAATCGCAGTCAACGCCGCATTCATCACAAGGGCAAGGTTCTCCAATCATTTTTCTTCACTCCGTTCTGTATCTTCCACACTTACCGCTAAAATCCGAATAAGCAAACAGTTCCCACTCTGGCAGATTATCTGGTATAGTGCTTGCATGACGCATACATTCTGTATTTGTGCATTTAGATACATTATTTTCTTTACAGTAGTGATCATTACTTGCGTGACAGAAGCAGATACCACGGTATGTCATTTACTATCACCGTCCATAATAGCCCCGCAATAAGGGCAGATTTTGTATTTTTTGCTACCGCTGTAGATAGGTACACGCTCACCGCATATACTACAATCTCCTACGGGATGTTCAGGGTGTTCAATCCAGTATCCGTGCTTTCGTTCTTCTATAATAGGTTCTTGATCTAAAATTTCCAGCATTTTATTTGCCATAATCATTTTGTTATAAGACCAATCAGCCCTATTCATGTCCATGCATAACATTAATTTAGCTTCTAAAGCATCTTTGCTAATCAATTCCATAATCTATTCGCGCTCCTGACCTTAGCTATAAATTCAGACGGTCTACCAAAACTGTATTTCTTACTGGGGTTACAGTTACCACAAATAAAACTGCCTAGATATTTGCATTCGTGGCACCAGCCTATGTATTTGATTTTAGGCTTTTTCATAATTTGCACCGCCTTTTGACCATTATTCTGACAAGCATTCTATTTCGGTACGTTATTTCTGCCCTTTTGCATTTTACTAAACCATCTGATATTTCCTCATAATAAGAATAATATGTACTCACTATAGCCTTATCATGTCTATTCCGAAGATATCTATAAGCAAGCATTGAGAATATACGTTCTGTTCTATTGTCCATTCTTTGCACAGCGTCGCCTCATTTCATAACGATATTTTGCATCATACGCCTTTGTCATGTTGTGGTACCCGAATATAATGATCGCTTTCGCCAGCATGACCCGACATTTTATTTTATTACGAGCCTTTCGACATGTTTTTAATTGTTCTCGAATTTTCTTATTAAAACTGATTGAGAATTTGCTTTTTCCTTCATACGGCGCAAATAACTTCAATTTCTTCAGTCTATTATTATCGATCTTTACACCTTTTTTCATCTACTCCACCGCCTTAGTCGCAGACATATTTTTTATTAACATACGCTTTAATATCTGCAGGATCAAATGCTCTGTCACATTTTGGGCAGCAAGGCAACATAGCATTATTACCCCGGCCCATATTCTTTTCCATTTCTTTAAGTGCTACTCTGTATGGTTTATAGCTGTGGGCTATTTTCCAAAACCGTCTAGCACTTTCCATGTATCTACCCCATTCACG